TGCAAGTCACTTTGTATTGACTCTTGGTGATACTCCATCAACCGCTTTGATTTCTATGAAATCTACTCAATTAAAAGTTAGTAGAAAATGGAATTCATTAATGATGGGTTTAAAACTACAAGGTAAAAATGGTTTGTTTACGCCGCCAACTTATAGCCACATTTATAACTTATCAACCGTTCAGATGTCTAATGACAAAGGAACATGGTTTGGTTGGGAAGTTGAAAAGATGGGTCCAGTTACAGATAAAGGAATCTATGACATGGCTAAATCTTTTGCAATGAGTGTAGGTAAAGGTGAAGTGGAAGCTAAACACGGATCAGAAGATACCAAAGACTCAACACCATACTAATAGAATCCTAGGAGTAGGCGCGGAAGCGAGAGTGGAAGCGCCTATTAAAAATTATGTTTGAAAAAATATTTAAAGGATTGGAACGTGCGCATGGTTGTACCAAAGTTACATCACCGGCAGAAAACGGTGTCAAACTAAAAGGACAATCATTCGTAGTACGTCAGCCGGTCACAGAAGAATTGTGGAAGATGCACCTAGATGGTACACAAAGTCTGGGCATCATACCTATTAACGAAGACAACCAATGTATATGGGGATGTGTTGATATAGATTCATACGCAGGGTTTGATCACAAAAAATTAATCGATAAGATAAAACAATTTAAACTGCCTCTGGCTGTGTGTAGGTCAAAGAGCGGAGGAGCACATGTCTTTCTCTTCTCCGAACAACCGGTAGCTGCAGAAAGAATGAGAGATAAGCTAACAGAAATAAAAACACTATTAGGATACGGCGGATCAGAAGTCTTTCCAAAACAAATTCAATTAAAATCATCAGATGACACAGGTAACTTTTTAAATCTACCATACTTTGGTGGTGAAGATACCACACGTTATGCATTTAGAGCAGACGGAGAAGCTGCAACACTAGAAGAATTTTACACTATATACAGTGAGATAAAACAAACAGACATTACAAAAATAAAAATAGAAAGACCACAATCAGAATACTCTGATGCACCACCTTGTATAGAACTTATGGCTATGAATAAAATACCAGAAGGTGGTAGAAATAATTCTATGTTTCATTTTGGTGTGTACGCTAAAAAGAAATGGCCTGCAGAATGGAAGAGTAAGATGACATTGTTTAATGCAACAGCATCAACTGTACCATTAAGTGAGTCTGAAGTAGAAATAATTAAACGTCAGCATGATAAAAAAGAATGGGGTTACAAATGTAATGATACTCCGATGTGTAACTTGTGTGATAAAAAATTATGTAGAGAAAGAAAATTTGGTATTGGTGAAGAGATAGTATTTCCTGCACTAACTGACTTACAAAAAATTAAATTAGAAAAACCATATTACTATCTAAACGTAGATGGTGAACGACTACATTTAGAGAATGTAAAGTTTTTAAAACAACAAAGTTTATTCCAGGAAGCATGTATGGAACAGTTGGACTTTAAACCACCAACAGTAAAACCAAAAGACTGGGACATGATAATAAATCCACTGATGAAGAACCACGAACCAATAGATCCACCAGAAGGTGTGACCACACAGGATCAATTACAAAATCATTTAGAAGAGTATTGTTTAAACAGACAAGTATCTACAGACAAAAGTGATCTTAAAAAAGGTGGTGTGTGGACTAGTGAAGGCAATCACCATTTTGTGTTTGACAGATTCTACAATCAGTTTTTAATTAGAAAACGTTGGGACGTACCATACTCACGTACAGCACAGATGTTAAAAGAAACATGTAACTGTGATGACAAACGTATTGGTAAAGAAAGAATCTCTGTGTTTGTTGTAAAACAGTTTGACAAAAAAGAAGACGACTACAATCAAAAAGAATTAAAACCAAAGGATATATTTTAATGAGTGAAAATAATTATTACAAAATAAATTCTAATAAAATTAAACAAAAGGCAAAAGATATAAGACTTTCTATTAATAAAAACCGTCCCCCACTTAATCTTATTTGTGATTATTGTAATAAAAAATTTTCCATACCGGGAATGAATAAAAATGGTTTTAAACAATCAATTGTTAAACATTGTAGTAGAAAATGTGAACAAAGAACAGGAAAGGTTAAAAAATTAGGGATACCAAAATGGTTATATAATTTTTATGTAGATAAAAAATTATATAGAATTGTTGTAAGTTTTAAAAATTCAAAATATAGTATGTTTTCATGGAATAGACGTTGGAGAAGTTTAGGAAATCGACACTATAGTTTTAAAATGTTTTTTGTTGGTGTTTATGATAAAAGATTTGGTTGGTTTTGGAATCCCAAATGTTTTTGGAGAAAAAAATTTAAATGGTTAGATAATTACAAAAGAAAAAGTTCGGAAATAAATAGAAAAAAATTTGTAAAAATTTATTCTAAAAGTAAAAAGCATATAAAATGGGTAACAGAGTGGCAAAAACGACAACCTAAAGACTCTAATTTTGTAATAACAAATAAACTTAGAAAATCTGTTTTGCATGCTTTGTTTAGAGGAAAAAATAAAAAAAATACTAAAACTCAAATTTTATTAGGCACTGATTATAAAACAGCAAGAATACATATTGAAAGTTTATTTCTACCTGGAATGACTTGGGAAAATCATGGTTTAGGTTGGGATAAATGGCATATAGATCATAAAATACCTTGTGCTTCTTTTGATTTAAAATGTCCGGTTCAACAATTAGCGTGCTGTCATTACAAAAATTTACAACCACTTTGGCAAAAAGATAATTATGAAAAAAGAGATAAAATTATATGAGAACAATAGTGTTAGGACCACCAGGTACAGGTAAGACAACAACTTTATTAAATAAAGTTGATGATTATCTTAAACAAACAGATCCTGACAAGGTAGGTTACTTTGCATTTACAAAAAAAGCTGCAGAAGAAGCAAAAGACAGAGCAATTAAAAAATTTAATTTAACAGAAGATGATCTTCCATATTTTAGAACACTACACTCACTAGCATTTAGAAAACTAGGAATAAAAAAAGATGATGTTATGCAATCTAGGCATTATAAAGACTTGGGTAAGAAGTTAGGTTTTCCTGTAGCGTATGCTAGTTATGCAGAAGAAGATAATATATTTACATCTGATAGTGAATATTTAAGGATTATACAATTAGCTGAATTAAAAAATATAACACCAGAACAACAATTTGATTTACGTGAACACACGCAAGATTTAGAAAGAAGCACACTTAGAATTATACACAACGAGTTAGCAAGATATAAAAAAGAATATAACCTAATAGATTTTAATGACATGATCACAGACTTTACAAAGTCTGACAAATCACCAAAGTTTGATGTAGTATTTATAGATGAAGCTCAGGATTTATCATTAATGCAATGGGACATGGCACGATCTATTTGGAATAAAACAACAGATGCTTTTATTGCAGGTGATGATGACCAAGCAATATACAAGTGGGCTGGTGCAGATGTAGATTCATTCATAGCATTAGAAGGACAATACTTACCACTAACACAATCTTACAGAATACCGGCTAAAGTACACGGACTAGCAATGGGTATAATAAATAAAATTAGAAACAGAATTGATAAAACTTGGCAACCTCGAGTTAGTCAAGGAACCTTACAAAGACATTTTGATATTAATAGCATAGATATGTCACAAGGTGATTGGTTAGTTTTAGGTAGAACTAAATATTTATTAGAAGAGGTAGAAGAATCATTATATAGAAAGGGTTTATATTATAAAACTAAACATAGAAGAAACACAGAAAAAGAATTACACGAAGCAGCTACATCCTGGGAACATTTAAGAAAAGGACAATTAATATCTTATAAAGAAATCGAAAACATATCTAAACATATGAGTGATAAATTATGGCACAAGAAAAAAATAAAAGGTATGGCTAAGGGTTCTTTTTATGGAATCGATCAACTTGTAAAAGATTATGGTCTACAAGTTAAAACAGAATGGTATGAAGCATTTGACAATGCAGGGCAAACTAAGGTAAATTACTTGCGTAAGATGAGAAAGAATGGAGAGAAATTAAACGAGCCACCTAGAATTGAATTATCCACTATACATGCAGCTAAAGGTGGGGAAGCAACTAACGTTGTACTGCTAACAGATCTTACAGAAAATAGTATGCGAAGTTATGAAAGAAATCCAGATGACGAGAATAGATTATTTTATGTAGGTGCAACAAGAACAAAAGAAAACTTACATATAATAGAACCAAAAAAATATGAGAAAGGCTATTCACTATGACAAATAAAGGCATGTTTAAATCAACAAACTACAATTCTTTAGAAGACCAGGTAGGCGGGAAACACTACCGTAAAATGAAAATTCAACCCGCAGAATTTATTAATGAAAATAAACTTTTATTTGCAGAGGGCAACGCTATAAAATATATTTGTAGACATCAATCAAAAGGAAAAGCACAAGACATAAAAAAGGCAATACATTATTTAGAAATGATACTTGAAAGGGACTACGATGCAGATACCTCTATTTAAACCACAGACTGAGTGGCTACCACCAGAAAATTTTCCAGACTTATCTAAGTATGATGAGATTGCAATTGACTTAGAAACTAAGGACCCAGAACTAATGAAGATGGGATCAGGATCTGTAGTGGGTAAAGGTGATGTTGTAGGTATCGCTGTTGCTGTTACGGGTTGGTCTGGATATTATCCGATTGCTCACGAAGGTGGTGGTAATATGAGTCGTGCAAAAGTTTTAAAATGGTTTCAAGGTGTACTAGATACACCCGCAGATAAAATATTCCACAACGCCATGTATGACGTGTGTTGGATTAGAGCGCTCAGTTTAAATGTTAACGGTAGAATAATTGACACGATGATTGCATCGGCCCTGGTTGATGAAAATCAAATGCGTTATGATTTAAACAGCTGTGCTAAAAGATATACCGGCAAAGGTAAAAATGAAAGTGATTTATACCAAGCTGCAAAAGATTGGGGTGTTGACGCCAAGGCAGAAATGTATAAACTACCTGCCATTTACGTAGGCGCATATGCAGAAGCAGACGCTGAGATTACATTACAGCTTTGGAAAGAACTTAAAAAAGAAATACTTCACCAAGATATACAATCTATTTTTGATATGGAGACTGAGTTGTTTCCTTGTCTTGTTGATATGCGTTTCCTAGGGGTGCGGGTAGACGTGACAGCAGCCAATCAATTAAAAAAAGAACTGACCAGAAAAGAAGAATCATTATTACACCAAGTGAAAAAAGAAACAGGAGTAGACACTCAAATATGGGCTGCACGATCAATCGCACAAGTGTTTGATAAATTGAAACTAGACTATGATAAAACCGAGAAAACATCTGCACCTTCCTTTACTAAAAATTTTTTACAGAATCACCCCCACCCGCTAGTGAAACGAATTGCCCAAGCCCGTGAAATAAACAAGGCTCATACCACGTTTATTGATACCATATTGAAACATTCTCACAAGGGTAGAATACATGCTGATATTAACCAATTAAGGTCAGACAATGGCGGAACTGTGACCGGTAGATTCAGTTACTCAAACCCAAATTTACAGCAAATTCCAGCTAGGAACAAGGACCTCGGACCTTTGATTAGGGCCTTATTTGTGCCCGAGGAGGGCCATACATGGGGTTGTTTTGACTATTCTCAGCAAGAGCCTAGGCTGGTAGTGCATTATGCAGCTTTACAGAATCTCTATGGAGTGGACGATGTATTGGAAGCGTACCGTGAGGGGGACGCTGATTTTCATACGATCGTTGCTGATATGGCAGAGATCCCTAGATCACAGGCTAAGACCATAAATCTTGGCCTGTTCTATGGTATGGGTAAAAATAAATTACAAGCAGAACTCGGTGTATCTAAAGATGTATCGGATAGTTTGTTTAGACAATACCACAACCGAGTACCATTTGTTAAACAACTAATGGACAATGTCATGCAACGTGCGCAAGAGTCCGGTAAGATTAGAACTTTACTTGGAAGACTTTGCAGGTTTCATTTATGGGAACCTAATCAATTTGGTATTCATAAAGCATTGTCACACGATGCAGCGCTCTTGGAACACGGACCAGGGATCAAGCGTGCGTACACATACAAAGCACTCAATAAATTAATTCAAGGATCAGCAGCTGACATGACAAAGAAAGCAATGATAGAACTGCACAAACAAGGTATTGTACCACATATACAAGTACATGATGAACTTGATATATCTGTTGAAAGTCCTGAGCATGCACAAAAAATAAAAGATATTATGGAAAATGCTGTTGACTTAGAAGTACCTAACAAGGTAGATTATGAATCTGGTCCTAATTGGGGCCAAATAAAATGATAAATTATGGCTTACTTAAACGCAAACATTCCTGTACAATACGCGCAAATAAAAAAGGAGTATTTATATGACCTTAAAAAACATCACGGAGAAGTTGAAGATTGTATTATCTTCGGTATTAGCAGTCTCACGGGTCGTGCTATCTTATGGCATGCACTTATGGAAAACGGCGCTGTCTTTTATCGTCTCCCGATTAGCGCCTTCATACAAAGAGGCTTTAACAGAGAAAAAGTTCCTGAACGTAGACTTGATGAACTGGAGTTATGGAATTCTTTTAGTTATTATCCTGCTGTTACTACTTGGGATGTTCTAACAGCCGCATCAGGCAAATACATTGGTAAAGATAAAAAATGGCATCATGGTAAGTATTTATTTACCGTTGACTGGGGACATCCAGA